TGTTGTACCTAAGTCATATACTTTCATTCTATTTACTGTTGTATTATAATATAATGCCCCATCTGTTAGAGCATCTCCATCATTATCTACTGAAGGGTCTGATGCTTTTGCACCTAGATACTTATCATCAAAGTTATCTACATAACCTTCTGCTGACGTAGCACTTGCTGCAGATGCTGTTGCACTTGCCGCTGCTGCATCTTTACTTGTTAAGGCTTCTGAGGCAGATGTTGCAGCTTCTGCTGCCTTAGTTGTAGCTAATGTTGCAGCACTACTTGCATCTGTGTCTGCATCTCCAGCTCCCCCAACTCCTCTATAAATAGCCATATATTATTATCCTAGTCTTCTTTTTTTGAAAAAATGCTTTTCTTTGCTTTTACTTCCTTTTTACCATCCTCAACTAATTCATAACCATGATGTCTTTTCATAGCCTCTATATCTATTTGTTCTGTAAATTCTACTTTGTTTCCTGTTTGTACACATTTATACCAAGCCATTGTAAATCTCCTTTATAAAGATATACCCTCCGAAGAGGGTTATCTAATATTACTTATTACGCAGGTACAGCTATTGCAAAACAAGAGTCATCACGTAATTCTTTAACACCATAGATTGTATCTGAAGTGTAAAGAGTACTTAAATGATCCTGTTTATATTGAGTCTGTGACCTAACACTCATTTGTTCAACTAGAACTGCTGCGTCTTGATGACCCATTAGACAAACTCTAGCTGCTGCTGAGCCTGAAGTTGTAGCACAGTTAGAAGAAACATATACTGGCATACCATAAAGGTTACCAATTTGTCCATTTCTAATTGTGTTAGCATTTCCTGCTTCACCAACAAAGTCCATAGCTGTATAACGATCAAGACCCATTAATGTATTTCTAGCTGAAGGTGGTACTAAAAAGAATCTACCCTCTGTAGGTACATCATTGTCATCTAGTCGTTGAATAGTTCTACGGATAGCTGCATCTGTAAGAACAGCTTCATTATTAGAGCCTGCAACATACTCAGTAGTACCATTACTACCAATAAGTGCTTTGTTGTAAGCTGTTGTACCGGAACCACCATTAAAGCCAGAACCTAGATTAATTAAGTTAGTATCAACTTGTTTAGCCAATGCATAACCTGCATCCTCTGTATAAAATCTACGAAGTGATGACAGTGCTTGTACTTCTACAATATCCTCAATAAAACGAGAATACTCATAATGTAGATTAATTGGTACTTGTACTTCTGTTTCAGTAGCTGCTATCAATGTTACTGCTGTTGATGCTGCTTTTACTGATGCTGACCCTCTAGTAGGTTTAGGGATATGAATTACATCTCCTTTTTTACCTTTGAAAGACATCTTTTTAAAAACGTTTGCAGCTACTAAGTTTTTCTTATAAGCTGCTATTACTTCATCAGACCATATTTCAGGTATGAATACTGCTCCTGTGGTCGTAGTGACCGCTGGGGTAGGATAAGCCATGTTAATTACCTCTCTAAATTGTTATTTAAATAACTCGCCCTTCCTGGTAAGCTGACATTATCTCATCGGATAATGAATCGTACTTGTCTGGGTCCGTTTGCATAAGTTTAATAATATCGCTTCTACGATACTTCTTTTTAGAAACAGGTTCATTACTTCCTTTACTACCTATACTAGCCGCTTTCAACTGATTGTCTTTATCAATCTTACTTGTCTCTGTTACTTTAGCAATTCTTTCTTGCTTATCAGTCCAGTTACTAAGTAGTTCATGACCAGAGTCATAATCAAAATGTACTTCTGCTCTATTGTATAGTTCAGAACGAACTTTAGAAGACTTGATCCACTCTGCAAAAGCAGGGTCTTGTACCATTTGTTCCAGTTCTGGAAACTCTGCATTTAGCCTAGTTAATGTAGCAGTACGCTTCATCTCTTGAGCTGCTTGCTGTGCTTCTTTAATAGCTGGGTGGCTATCAATCTGACTTTGAACATTCTTGGTAGGATTATCAAAAAAATCTTCTGGTGTTACTGCTTCTTGAGTCGATGCTTCTTTCGAAGTTTGTGTTTTAATGAAATCATCAACAACTCTCCTTAGCTCACCTACTTCAGACCCTTGTTTACCAATTAACTTTTCAGCTTCTTGATGCATTGCTACAATGTCTTTAGCAGATTTACCTTTATACTTCTCAGGTAAGTCATCTTCTTCTAGCTCTACTTTCTCCTTTGGTTCTTTTTCAGGTATTGGTTCCAACTCTGCTTCTAATGTTGTTTTAACCAAATCTAAATCATCTGCCAATTCTGGAGCTGGTATTTCTATTATTTCATCTTCAACTTCTTCTATTATTTCAGCCATATTATTTCTCCTGTGCTTAATAGCATTTTAGGAAGGTTACCTTGGGGACTAATCCTCAGCAGCCTCTTTTTGTTTTACTCTAGATTGATCCCAATGTTTTCTTTCCCAGGACAGAGTAGCACCTGGAAAAGACCCAGACCAGCCTTCAAGTTGGATTGATGGTGTACTTATAATTTTATAAGCAACCTTTCCACAAGTAGGACAGTCATGTTTTTTAGTGTATTCAACATAGTCTTCAAAGACTCCACATTGACTACACTCAAATTCAAAGAATTTCTTCATTATTTTCTAATTCATTATAAGTTTCTTGAGAAACATTTTTTAATGTTAATATCCAATTAAGTATATCTAGTTGACCTTTTCTTCTATTAAGAGTTTTCTCATCTTCTACAGAATTTAAACTATTATATTGATCATGTAGTTTTTGAGCATCTTCTATTAAGTCTAACCACCCTTTTGATACCATCATTTTAAATCTTTCTTCATAGTACTCTTGTAAATCCTTATCCATATTAATATTATACCATAAAATTATTAAAAAGTCAAGCTATTTCTTATTAGACATCTGCATTTTTACAATTTCTTTGTTATCAATCATGTCTTTTTCTTTCATTTGTAGCTCTTGTTCTTTAAGCATAAGCTCTGCAGTTTGAACTCTTCGTTTAAATTCTGCTGCTTGTTCTTCAGCTTCACTAGGTAAGTTAGTAGCTAAGGCTGTCATCATCTTAGCTTGTACCTCTTGAGGTTTCATCTGAGCACTAACCATGTAGTTCTGTGCTTGCGCAGTATTCTCTTGTGCTTCTGATTGTTGTAATTGTATAAGAGCTTGTGCTTGAGCCATAACTACTTGCTGTTGTTGTTTTGTTTTTTCTTGTGCTTGTTGTTGTGATTGCTGTAGAACCATCTTAATATCTGATTTATTAGCAAGACTAGAATTAGCTACAATACCCTGTAATAATAAAGGTACAACAGGACTAGTAGGTCCTAAAGTTTTAAGTAAATTAATAAACTGTATCTGTTCTACTTCTTTAGCTAAATTACCTAATGATCCATTAGGAACAAACTTATAGTCTGCCACTGGAAAATGCTCTGGATCAAATTGCATAAATCTATGTGCTGCTTTCTCAATAAAAGGTATTAAGAAGTTTTCTTGGAAGTTTACTAGAGTACGCTTATTCTTCTTAAGTATTGTAGAAAGTGTTACTGATAATTCACCACCTGTTGGTTGTTTCATATCAGCAGCTGTATTTAATGTGTTAGTTGCTTGTAAAAGCATTTGTTGGAATTCTTTTGCTGTAGTTAAATTAGATGCATCTGTTTGACCAAACTTAAATGGCATTAGAACTTCACCAGGAGAACCATTAGTTAATAATGTTTTACCAGGTCGGATTTCAAACTTAGCTCCACGAGGAAGTCTAGTTGCATCCATACCCATCATAGGTGCTGTAGTTAATGCTAGGCTATCTAAATGAGCTCTTAATTGAGCATCTATAGCTTTCTGCATGTTATAACCTTTTTCTGCTACACCACGACCCCAGAATCTATTAGGAACTGTATCATCTTGGTAAGCAACAACTGGTCTATCTTTCATCATGTAAGGAGAACGTTCAGCTTTAAGAAGGACATTGTCATTACCAATTACTACAATAGCTTCAACAAGATCTCCATACTCTGCTAGTAAATCTGTACCACCTTCTATAAAATCAACTACTCCATCTTCTGGATCATCTATAAGTTTTTCTGGAACAAGTCCATAGTACCTAACAACCTTAACTTTGTCATGATCATACTCTTCATCTATCCATGATTCTTCTAAATCAAGGTCATTTGAAGCATTACCACCAAGATCAGCTTTTTTATAGACACCTGATTCCATATTCTCAGCTACTTTATGTGAAGATACAAATTCTTCAATAGCAACACCCATTGCATCTGCAATACTTGTAGCATTTGGGTCAATTAAGAAGTTTTGAGGACTAATTGGGTTAAGAATAACATTAAATTTATCCTTTGAGACTGTACCTATAGCAATACTCTCTACTTCATTCATAGGTTGTGTAGATGGAATAAGTTCTTTTGTTCTTTTAAGAGATAATTCACCAATACCAGTACCATAAATACTAGCTAATAGAATAATATCTCCTACATTCTTACGTAATCCATTCTTTTTAAAGCATTCTTTCATGTACTGTTGAAGATACTGAATATCTTTGTCATCTTTATCAGCCATATCATCATCAATACTAAATAAACTATCTCCCGACCCAAAAACACCCTCTTCAATTTCAGATGCATGGTTTTCAATAGCTTCTTGTAGTGCTGGAGAAACTAATCTACTTCTTTCAGACTCTCTTAGTTTATCTTGAGCAGCCCATTCCCCTCTCCATAGTCTTTCATACTCTTTCCAACTTTCAAGATAATTAGTATCCCTATTATCTCTCCAGTCATCTAAATGTCCTTGAATCCAAGAAACTAATTGTGATGGTGCTCTATATTCTGCCATGTTATGTCCTATTAATTAATATCCACTGACTACGTCTAGTACTTCGTAATCCTCGTCTACATCTTCAAAGTGTACATCTACAACTTGTACTTGATCAATATAAGCTAAGGCATCGACCAAATCATCATGTAACTGACTATTAGGAAAATTTACTAATTGATCAATAAAATGATTATTCCATGAACCATAATTTAATGTTACTCTATCATGTTCAAACCTTCCTTGTAATGCCCATACTATTCTTTCTGTTTTCTTTTGATTACCATGAGTACAGTCATCAATTCTAAAAAACATACCATTCTTCTGCATTAAATCCATTAAGTATGGAAGAGCAGCATTCTTTAAACTACCTTTTTCTATTCCTATTTTTGTTGGTTCATACTCTCTAACAGCTGAGAAGATTTGTTCGCAAGTTTCCTTAATATCCCATCTACCATGTTTAATATCAGCAACCCACCAGCCCTCTTCATGGACTTTAACGATGGCAATCGCTGTTTCATCCAGCTTACTATTTTTGTTACCTGCGTCTTTATCCACTTTAATAAATCCAGCCAAATCGACTGCAATAAAATAATTCCCATCTTCAGGTTCTTCTTCATCTATATGTATCCATTCCTCTTTAAATATGTCTCGTGATGCTGCTTCAAATGAAGCCATAAATTCTTGTCTAAATGCAAAGCTACTCATTGAGTTCTTTGCTGCTTCTATTTCACTAGCAGGTATTAATGGATTATCATAAGAAGAATAATGAAATGCGTGCCAGTCATCATCCTTTTTTCCTTCAGCATATTTCCATAGTTCATAAAAGTGGTTACGACCCTTAGGTGTTCCAATAAATAAAGCTCCACCCTGAACGTCAGCTAATGCTGGTCGTAGAATCTGTTCCCATACATTTGGTTTAATATCAGCATATTCATCTATTACTACATAAGCTAATCCAACACCACGCAGTGTATCAGGTCTATCTGCGCCTTTTAAATATATCTTACGTCCATTTACTAATGTAAGAACAGACGTATTTTCATGAGCTGCTGAGATAACCTCATGTCCTAATTCTTTAAGTACTCCCCACATAATATCTCTAGCTTGCTGATATGTAGGTGCAACATAGAATACATCCTTTGATGTAGACTGTAAGGCTTCTATTAATAGTATCCAGGCTGCTAGCCTAGACTTACCAAACCTTCTTCCGGCTGCTACAATCTTAAATCTTTCTGTACTATTAAATACTTCTCGCTGCTTATCATGCAGTTTTACATTTAAATCAGTCAATTATTTAAATTTCTTTAGATAGTCTGAGAGTTTAGTTTTACCATCACTTGGATTATATCTTCCATTAGTTTTAAGGAACTTAAGCATTCCTGTTTTTCCTCCTAGATGAGCTACTGCTACTAAACCATTTTCTGTAACTTCAACTCCATTAATCTTTTGTCCTATATAAGTGTTAAGAGCCTTCTCTGTAATAAATTCTTTAATATCTTCTTGATGCCATTCAAACACTTTATCTTGTAACTCTTTATTATCTACAAACTCAGAGTTAGTAAATTTTGTATTGGTTGCTTCTCTATAATCATCTAGTCTAGCATTACCAAATTGGTATGCTCCCATAAAACCTGATTTATTAACTATATTATAATCACCAGAACTTTCAGATTCAATTAAATCTTCTTGGAAAGAGGTTTCTACTGTAGGATCTTTTTTTAACATAGGCTCCATAAACTCATTCCATTCAGCCCCTAAAGTATTTAAAGACCATTCACCTTTTTCTGGAAACAAATCTTTCCATGTTTTTTTAGGTAACAAGTCTTCTTCTTGTACAACGGATGGCGTAAGATCAACAGGGGAGGGCTCTGCTTCATATTCTTGATTCATATTTGTATTCCAAGGACTACCATCAAGATTAGTAACAGTAGGATCAAGCTTCATATCACGAGCAAGCTTCTCAGCATCCTGACGTGTTATTGTTGTAACAGGCTCAAAGGTACTATCCATGGTTCTATCCAGGAGTCTCTGTGCATTTCTAAAAGCATTATTAGCTAAATCACTTCGTGCCATCTATAGTCTCCATGTCTAATACATCTATTTCGTTAATTTTAGGATCTTCTACACCTGATATGTGTATCTGAATTTGATTACCATTACTTTTCATTTTATTAATATAATCTGTTGGAAGGACTCTATCCATAACAATCTTTAAACAAGCCATTTGATCATCATCGTCATCATCCAGAGCTTTCATTAAAACTTTATCTACAACCCTCTTACCTTTAGAGTTAAGTAACTGTGCAAGAACCTCTTGAGATCTAGCTTTCTTAGAAGCTGGTAATATTGCATTACTCTTACGTACCTTTGGACTCTTAGTCTTTCTCTTTATGAGGGGTAGCCCTTGGGCTGCTCTTATCTCATTTGTTGCATCAATAGTTCTTCTACCCATGACTCAAGTGTCCCCTTTTCATCATACTATGATTTATATAATTAATGATTACATAACTATAACTGTTACTATTACTACTAACTTCTTATTATACTAATATTATATCATACTTTTAATTGAAAGTCAAGAGATAATTAAAGATAATTACAATTCTTTTAATTACCCCTTGCTAAATAGGACGAAGTCCTCTATTTTCCCTTTGATAAAACTAGTGTGGTTCTTATAAAAAGCAGAAATATTCTTTACTAGTACCCCCCCTTATAGATAATAATATATATTCTTTTAAGGAGAAAGATATATGAGAGATTAGATACACATAGATCTATCTAACTATAAGCAAACGTGTATACATATTAATACATTAAGTACCTGAAAGAATTATCTTTTATCCAATTATTATTTAGAGGAATTAATAGTCTTTATTTATTTAAAACCTTTATGAAAACAAACTAAACAAAGTCAAATACAATAGTGTTGATAACCCAGAACATGTAGTCATATCTGTACATAATCTAGGCATCAGTTCTCGAGTCTATCGTTAAAAAGATTCGACAAGTACAAGTGCCATGGTCTGCTAGGGCAGACGCATGTGTCGAATGATACTTTATCACGCAAGAGAATCCTATAAGATCCAAAGAGCACGGATTCTTAACGTGATCGCCTTCCCCAAAAGGAAGGCTTAAAGCATCTACCTTTTTAAGTCGAGAAGAGTGTATATATATATAAGACCTAGCGGTAGGCACAATTAGAGAGGACAGCGAGAGTAACATTCATTTCGCTTTAATCGAGCAAGCTCGAGCGAAAGGCTCGCTAAGACCAAGAACGTCCTCTCTCAAGCACAACTATTTATTATTGTAAAGTAATTAATCACAATTCGTTCGATTATTGATAAATCAATAATAGATACGGCAGATAGTACCCTGCCTAACTCATTGCACTGAATGAATTGACAATAATAAATAGCTCTGCAGTAGGGTGCCAACAGCAAGGTATTATATATATTTTTTTTTAATAATTAAGGACAACACAATGAC